TGTATGAGGATTACGGTATTTGGGGTGGCACAACTCCTGAACAAAGACGCAAACTAAAAAGGCAACAACAAATATAGGTCAAAACAGCCCTGTAAGGCTTATAGCGGAGTTTTATTTATTGAAACAAGATACTGCTAGTGTTTAGGCTTTATTTGCCTTTATCAGCCTGTTTTTCGGCTTTTTCAACTGCATCCTGCGCACCCTTAGCAACAGTTTCGCGTGTAGCCCTACCCGTTGTTGCGATAGCATACCCGACAGCACCCAACAAACCCAACATGAGTGTTCCCCACGCCACCAAAACACCGTTGATCCATGACCCTGTAAGTGCCGCACCTACACCAGCCGAACCACCCAAAATAAATAAGAAAATACCGAACCCACGCCAGGTCAGTTCAGCAACAACCTCATAAATAGCTTTACCTTTAGCGATAATAATGTTTTTCATGTTTATTCCTTAGACGAAACTTAGCGGATCAAGTAAATCTTTGTAGGGTGCAAGATGAACATCAGGGTTACTCCAACTCTTGTTAGCCTTACCAATGGTTTGATGTAAATGCGCCCCAGTTGAAGCTGACCCCGACTTATATTTACCTCCCCCAACTTTACCGATAACAGTTTCACCGGCAACAACCTTATCGCCCTTTACTAACGCTGATTGTTTAGCTAAATGTGCATCCTGAATAAAAACATTATGTTTCACACCTTTAGCATCAACTAAAACTGCCGAATAGGTAACATACCAGCCGATAACATCGCTCCACGCGTTAGTGAAAACTGTTCCAGTAGCACTTGCCTTGATTGCTGATAGTTCTGGCGCAGCCCAGTCCTGCCCTCTATGAGGTCGCTTATTGCGGTATGGTGCTAGGTTGCCGAATTCATCGCCCCTCAGTTTAGGTGCAAAGGGTTCAACATATTTAGTCATAAAGCAATTTTAGCAACCCAAACTTACTTGTTTAAATCAAGAATCTGTTCCTTGACTGTGACGATAGCGTTTTTAATGATGTCTATGTTGTTTGTTAGACGAGCAACTTCCTCATCATTACCCGTTGCTTGTGCGATCAGGCGTGCTTCTTCGTTATGCCAGCCTTCAACATTCAACGCTTCAAGCCGCTTGTTTAGCACTTCTAATTTGTATTCGTTTGATACTTCAAAATCACTCATAAATAAATCTTACCTTAGCTCTGTGGAATGTTGTCTAAAATTGTTGTTTCTGCGCCCGCTGCCCCAGCCCTAACAACAAGTTTAAGCGTTCCAGCATTCGTCCCATCACGCAAATAAAGCCTTGCAGTATTTGCACCTGGATTTGAAGGTGTTGCTGTTGCTCTAGCCATAGTCAATAAACCGCCACCTGACGCTTCAGTTAATAAAACTAAACTGCTCAAACCCCTAATTTGTGTGCCATAAATAATTCCTCCAGATGAAATACTTGCTAATGTATTTGCACCTGAATCTCTGACCTGTAAATAATCGCCTGTTTGCCCAGATGCACCAGCTAAACGCAACAAATATTCACCTGAATTAGATTGATTTATTGTAAATGCTCTAGTGCCTGTAACCAAACCTGCACTATTCACCGATAACGCTGTTGCACCGCTGCTGTTCTGCCATTGCTGTAAATCTGCTGTTTGACTAGCCGCACCACGAACTATCAAACCTACTTGTGATGCACTTTGTAAATAAAACGCACCTAAACCATTTTGTGATGATAAGGCAAATGATACTGTTCCAGCATTTCTACCAACCAAACCATAGGTAGAACTTACCGCTAAAGGTGTTCCGCCTGTTGAATCTTGCCATTGCTGTAAATCTGCGCTTTGACTTGCTGCACCCCGAATTGCAACAGGAATGTTTGTTGCAGAAGTAGGGACAACGCTAACAACAGCATTAGATAAACCTGCTGTTTGAACCGAACCAAAATAGGCAAACCTAGAAGCAAACAAAGTGCCATCTGCGCTGATCTGCGAAGTAGTAGTGCCACCGCTGTTCTGCCATTGTTGCAACGCTGCGCTTTGCCCTGAAGCACCACGAACGGTTAAAGGCACTAATGCTGTTCCGCTATTGACTATGGAAGCACCAGAGCTATAAACAATTTTCCATCTTTGACCGCTAGTTCCTAAATCGCTAGTGTTGTCGTTTGATGGCCGCAATCTACCTGCTGAATCTGCTGGTGAAAACAAAACATCGTATCTAGGTCTAATACCTAGATCATTACCATTTGCGGTTATGTATTGTGTTCCTGCTGAACCTAAAAATTCAACACCAACAGTATTGTTATTGCTGTTGAAATAAAGTGAGCCTGAAGGTTTTACATAAACAGCTGTTGAGCCTGAACTGTCCTGCCACTCTGTTAGATTTGCTGTTTGGCTTGTTGCGCCTTTGAATGTTGCTGGAACTACTGTTGCTGTTGAAGCAACCGCAAGAATACGCCCATTAGCAGATAATAATGATCCAGAAGCATAACCATAAACAAGCGAACCTGATGAATTTACTCGTATAGCAGTTGCATTTGTTGAATCTTGTATCTCTAATAGGTTTGCGCTTTGTCCTGCTGTTCCCCTAACAACTAAAGGAACTGATGCGGTGCTTGAAACAGTAGCAATAATACCTTTTAGGCTTTGCGCCCTACCATCACTCAAAATCTCAAACTGAGTATTAGTCAAATAATCATTTACACTAAATAGATCTGCACTTTGTCCGTTAGCACCAAAAATACGAACAGGGATAGCATCAGCCGCAGCTTGAAAAGTCGTAAAGTTGCTGAAAGTATTTAGACCGCTGAAAGTGTTGTTATCTGCTAAACCTGCTTTACCTGCTAACGCTGTTGCTAAACCTGAAACCTGACTTTGAGTTACTGTCCCTGAAATGTTTGCGACAGTTCCCGAAGCATAGTCGCTGACTTGACTTCTAGTGATTGATCCGCTTATTGATACTGCTGTTCCTGAAGTCGTAGCATAAACGCTAGTTCCTGAATTTGTTGCATAAACACTTGTGCCTGCATTTGTCGCATAAACGCTAGTGCCTGAAGTATCAGCATAAACGCTTGTGCCTGCATTTGTTGCATAAACTGCTGTTCCTGCGTTAGTTGCATAAACACTTGTGCCTGAAGTATTTGAATAGACAGCTGTTCCTGAATTTGTTGCGTATGTTGCTGTTCCTGCTTGTTGAGCGGTAGAAGCACTAGCAACTGTCCCTGAAGTAAAGTCGCTGACCTGACTTTTAGTTATTGATCCTGAGATAGATACAGCAGTTCCTGAAGTCGTAGCATAGGTAGCTGTCCCTGAGTTAGTTGCATAAGTTGCTGTTCCTGAAGTTGTAGCGTAAGTTGCTGTCCCTGCATTAGTTGCTGATCCAACGCTAACCGCAGTAGCCGCAACATTCTCCCACAACGCTGTCCCTGAAACATACTGCAATAAATCATTATTTTGAGGGTTAGTTATCTTGACATTGTGTAGCTCATCAAGTTCATAACCGTTTTGCACTTTGACATAAACCCTGCCATTGCCGGCAGAAGCCTTGCTACATACACCCACATAAACCATATGTATTGGTGCGACAGGTTTAGTTTCAGTAAAACCACCCGAAACCGTGCCTGATAGATACAGTTGCGCACCTTCAGTGATACCCTGCGTATTTATACCGTCAATGTAGCCTTCAACACAAACTAAACCATCAGCATTATTAAGAATGTCGCTAACAACCCAACCAAGCGTTCTAGCAGAAGTAGCATCACTAGAAGCGTTAGCCAAACTAACTTGTGTATGTGTTCCGTTAGCCCCAGAAGTATAAACAATCGCGCCTTTAGATAAAGTAGCCCCAGATTTATTGCGAACAATCACATAAATAGGGTCACTATTTACACCAGGCACACCTTGAACACTAGCAGTAGAAGCACTAACCTCAACAACCGTTTCAGTAATGTTTATGTTTGTTACATCATCAGTAGTTGTAACATCCGTAACCGAATTAGTTGTCGTAACAATAACATCACTCATCTAGTCACATTCCCGCTAACAGTAAATGCACCCTGCAACAACCTAGTAACCTGCAACCCAGATGAAACAAGTTCCAAATCGTAGGCATACGATCCAGCAGGAATAGCGGTTGACTGTGCAGCAGTAATCGCTAAAGCAACAGTGCCGGCAGTGCCACCCAAAGTAATACCCGAACCATTAGTCAAACTCAATAAGGTTGCTGTCGCATCACTAGAATCCCGAACCTGCATCCTCGCAGTATAGCCACTCCAATTCAACGCAGTCCCACCTTGAGTAACGGTAAAAGTTTTATCGTAGTCTGCGCCCTGCCAAACAGTTATGTTGTATGTGCCTGGATTTATCATTACCCTAACCCTTTACTAATCAAAAAAACTGCGATAGAAGTCACAACAGCAGTAATCAACGGAGGAATCCAAGCATTCCTATTAGCTTGCTTCTCTAAATCCCTAATCCTAGTTTCATGATCCTGACTAGAACGCAAAATCTGTATGCTGTTTGCTTTCAGTATCTCTATGTCGCGAACAATCTGCAACAATAAAGCCTGATTAGTAGGTTTCGGGTTCTGCTCACTCACCGTCAATCACACTCAATTCAACCCCGCAAACACCACAAAACACTGTTACCCCGTCAGGATGTTCCGTGTGTTGAGTGTCTTTTTCACTGCAATTAGTTGTCGCACATTTCAACATGTTTTACCCCGCAGCTGTTCCGCTAGTCATTTGAGTTGCCAAACCATAAATCACAACAGTCCCCGCACTTGAAGCGTTACCGTTATTGCGTAGCCCTACCGTAACCGTGCCTGCTGTAACCGCTGAAACATAGGCAGTCAAATACTGATCGTTAGTAGATAAAGTCACGATAGGTGCAACACTAAATCTGGAAGTAGGAAAAGCGATAGCAACCGTAGTAGAAGTATTTATCGCAATAGCCCCACCAGTATAGGTAGCAGTGATAGCAGAATGTCTTAACGGTAAGTCACTAAAACTGCTGTTCAAATCAGCGGCAGTAAGAACATCACCAATGTTCCAAGTCTTATATCCAGCCATTATTCACTCCTAAACCACAAGTTTATCAGCCTAAAGTATCAGTGTTCAAAACACCCAAAACAGTAGAGTTCAAGCGTATCGGCAAATTATCTAGCGAACCTAAAGTAAACACAATCTCATCACGCTCAACATCAACATTCGCGTTAATACCTAAAACCTGATAAAACTTATCAAC